AGCAGCAGGGAGAATGCCGAGCAGTATATGAATAAGGTAAAAGCCGCAGGGTTCGGCGCTTTTATTGTGGAGGTGGATAATAATGCTTAACAAGCTGGCTAAGCTTATAAACGTTAAATCTATCGTTACGCTGGTACTTACCGGCGTATTTTCTTACCTTGCTATCACTGGTAAAATCGCGGTAGACAACTTCACGGACATGTTCCAGATCATCATGATCTTCTACTTCGGAACGCAGTCTGGAAAGGCTGAGGCTTCCGCTTCGAAGTCAGAGTGATTTGACCGCCGTTTTGTGCACATCTAACAAAAATATAAAACGGCTCTGAATAAGTGCTGCTTTCTGCATTCTTTTCAAGCCGTTTTGCTGATTTTCTTTTCTAAAATGGCATTATAAAGCCGTTTAAATATGTTTTAAATCCGCCAGGAAGTTTTTTCTCTGGCGGATTTTTTGTATTTTGCTTGTCAGTTTTTTGCGTTTTGCGTGGCAGACTACAGGTACGCCGCCGATATACTCAAAGATACGGCGCATACCGATCAGCAGGCATTCCTGATTCTGTGATGGGAACACCTATGCATAGGCTTTATCCGAATACGGGAACGACATGACAAGCTCATACGCCTTGTGTTCGTTTCCATCAGCATCACAGCGCAGAAATTCTCCAAAGTCAACCTGAGCATGAGCCATGGGGTATGCAAGCGGCAAACAGCCTGCGAGTCCCTGGCGCA